GTCATTAAAAAGATGGAACGGTACTTCATGGGTAACCGTCGCTGGTTCAAGACCAGGACCCCAAGGTGCTACAGGACCAACAGGTTCAGCAGCAACTATTTCTGTAGGAACAGTAACAACTGTTGCAGCAGGATCATCAGCAACTATTACAAACGGCGGATCATCGTCTGCAGCAATATTTAACTTTCAAATTCCAGCAGGACCTACTGGTGCAGCAGGTACAGCAGGATCTCAAGGTGTGGCGGGACAAAGAGGTTCTTATACATACACAGGTATAAACAATCCAACTTCACAAAACCCAGCAAGCAAGTTGGGACTTGATACATATTTAAATACAACAACTGGAGATTATTTTCAATATAACTCAAATACTTCAGCATGGGTATTACAAGGTAATATAAGAGGTGCAACAGGTCCAACTGGTGCTCAAGGAATTACAGGCCCTACAGGAGCAACAGGACCTGCAGGAAACGTAATTGTGGCGGGACTACAAGCAAATCTAGCAGCATGGGAAGTTGACCAACAATTAAATCTTGGTATATACTATCCTAAGTACACAACATTAACAAACTTGACTCAACTCAAGGCACAAATTCAAGCAACAAGCATGATATTTTAGGAGAAAATAAAACATGAGCAGAAGAGTACTATCCCCAACACAGGTAACATTTACACCATCAACAAGCACGTTGAGCCTTCCAATTATTATACGTCGTGAAAAGCTTTTGCTTATCACAAACGTAACAGCTGGTGTAGTTATCTATAATTTCTCCGACCCAAATCTTGGACTATACTCACAGACATTTGATAGAACAACAGACCCTGCACATGGAACAACAATATTAGTATTAAAATATAATTGTGCAAACATGGCAACAACAGATGTAATTCAAGTTGTTTATGATACAGAAAATGACAAATTTGAACCAGCAGATTTTATGGTGGATGCAGTTGGAAAGCTTAGAACAGCTAACCCAAAGTCTCTTATTGATACTGACTTTGAATATGGTGTACAAAACTCAAAATGGGAATCTTTAACTCTTATTCATAATTACCCAGGGTTTTATGGAAGAGCAACTGGAGGTAACTCATTTGATTTGCTTTCAATTGTTGGAAACGGAGCTTCTCCAAAATCTACAATTACAGTAACTACAAACTCTCCACACGGTCTAAGCTCAGGAGATATTGTTTCAGTTCAAGAAACATTAAATAATAGCGCAGAAGGTACATATCTTTGTTTCCCAACATCTTCAACAGTATTTACATATACAGCACAAGGTGTAGTCACTGGAGATGTTCTTGATGGAACTCTTACAACAGTTTATGGTGGTGGAGTATTTGATAATGCTCACTTAATGGGAGGAGTTGCAGGAAACTACGGAGCTTTCTCAGCAGTTTCAGATCAAGCAACAAACTCAAGAGTTACAATTATATCTCCAACACCTCATGGAATTCTACCAGGAACTCCAATTCTTGTTACACAAAAAGACGGAAGCAATTTTTACGGTAACTTCTTTGTAGATACAGTAGATACACCTAACTCAATGTCTTTCTTGGCAAGCGGACAAATATTAAACCCAATTAATACAACTGGACAAGCAGTATATGCAAAGCCAGAAGGTTATGTAGAGCACCGCCCAATGGATGGTGGAGTTATTCTTTCAACAGGAAATAACGTATGCGGAACTCAAACAATTCGTCAAACACGTAGATTCTTTAGATATCAGTCAGGTAAGTCAATTCAATTCTCAACTGGTACAAAGTTTACACCAACATTTGAAGTTTCATATATTGCTTCTCAAAGTATAAATATTGGATCAAATGATATTACAGTACAAACATTAACAAACCATAACCTACAACCAGGCGCATATGTAAAAATTGATGGTGTAGAAGTTGCTGGATCATATAATCCATTTAATGGAATTTATCTAGTTACATCAATTGTTGATGGAAATACATTTAAGTACAACGTGGTCTTTACCCAGACATTATCAGCAATTGATCAAATTCCTGGTGGAGTTAACGTATTTTGTACAGCATATAAGTGGAAGGGTGCATCAACAAGAGCTGGTCTATTCTCAGAGCAAGATGGATTCTTCTTTGAATATGACGGACAAGCAATTTATGCTTGCCGTCAATGGTCAACATTAGTTCTTAGAGGAGTTATTGCGGTAACTAAGTATAGCCCTACAGTAACTGGAACAAATACAATTTTTAGAAAGCAATTAGTATCTGGAGATAAAATTGTAATTCGTGGACAAACATATAGAGTTGTTCAGATTGCTTCTGATACATCAATGACAATTGCACCAGCATATCGTGCAGTTTCACAAAGTAACGTTAAATATCGTAAAACACAGATTATTAAGGTTGCACAACAAGATTGGATTCTTGATAAGTTTGATGGAACTGGCCCTTCAGGACACATTTTTGATCCTTCAAAGATGCAGATGACATACATTGATTATTCATGGTATGGCGCAGGAACAATTAGATACGGATTTAGAGGCCAAGGTGGAAAGATTACTTGGTGTCATGAAATTTCAAATAACAATACAAACGTAGCAGCATATCAAAGATCTGGAAACTTGCCAGCAAGATATGAGGCCATTAATGAGCCTACTAAGTTCTCAAAGCTTGTAGCAGGAGGAACGGCGGTAAGAGGATCAGCATTACTTCCACAAGATACCACTATGTATGTAGCAGATGTATCTTGGTGGCCTTCAAGCGGATACATAAGAATTACTGATCAAAACTATTCTGAAATTGCACAATATACATCTATTGGAGCTTTTAATCAAACAGCACAGGGTTATCCAATGAATCTTGTTCGTCGTCAACCATATGTAACATATTATGGTGGAACTGGAATTAGCTTAAATGGAACATATGTAGCAGCAACATTTACACCAGATGCTACAATTCCTGGTGGTTCAGGAACCGCACAGGTTTCAGTTCAAGTTATTTCACAGGAATGCGCTCCAGTTATGTCTCACTGGGGATCATCAGTTATTATGGACGGAGGCTTTGATGATGACGCATCGTTCATCTTTACAGCTGGTATGCAAAGATACCTTCAGGTCGGTGGATCTGGATCTGTTTCTGCAACAATTATTTCAAGAGTTAGAGCATCTGGCGTAGCAACACTTACATCTAACGCTCCACACTCATTGCTTGCTGGATATAACGTTGTTGTATCTGGAGTTAACGATGTTTCATCTATTACATATAAGCAGCTAACAGCAAACGTTGCAACAATAACTACAGCAGCTGCTCACTTGCATAGAATAGGACAAACAGTTACTATTGTTGGAGTAGATTCAGTATTTAATGGTACATGGACTATTACTGGAACTACTACAAACTCATTTAACTTTGCTAAAACTTCTGTAAACATTCCACTTACTGCAGTTGCAGCAGGAGCAACAGCAACAACATCAAGCTATTACAATGGAACATTCCTTGTAACAAACGTAACAACAAATACAATTCAATATGCACTAGCCTTAGCAGATGAAGCATCTTCATCGGTTTCTCCAAATGGATATGTAACACAAGTATTTGGTGCTACACAGCAGGCACGTCCTCTAATTTCACTTAGAGTAGCTCCTTCTGTTGACAATGGTACTGGAAGAAACTTTGGTCTTCGTGAACTTATGAATACTATGCAGCTAAAACTGTTTAATATTAATATTCTCTCACAGGGTCAGTTCCTTATTGAAGGAATTTTGAATGCACAAACACTTAACGGAGTAACTATTCCAACTGATTGGGCAAACAATAAAGTGGGATCTGGATCTCTTGCACAAATTATTTATCACGATGGAACTGGCGCAGTCGGATCACCAGTTACATCTCCTACAAATACAATTTCTGGAGGTGACCGTGTATTTGCATTCTACACAGATAACGCTGGTGGTACTAACTACTCAGTAACCCGTGTAGATCTTACAAAAGCTCGTGACCTTGGAAACTCAATTCTAAATGGAGATGGGTCCACATCTTCACCAGGATTCCCAAATGCTCCAGATATTTTAACAATTGTTGCAACGAACCTTGGTTCAGCAGCTGCAAATATCTCAGCAACTCTATCATGGACAGAAGCGCAGGCGTAAAACATGCCAGACTACAGCACCCTATCCAGTCAAATAGATCTGTTTAAAACAGCATCTTCTACATTAATGAACAGCGGTACATTAACTGCTAATGATTTAGGATTAGTGGCGGCAGCCCTTAATACTATTGCAAATACTTTAGGGGTAGCTGATGTAAATAACTCATTAACATCAGCCTTAGCATCTATAACAACTGCTAAAAATTCTGCTATAACAGATTTTAACTCAAGTGCAAATGGAACACGTTTAACAACAGCTGAAGGTAAAATTACAACACTTCAAAGCCAGATGACAAACGTACAAGGTTTTGTTTCTACAAATGGAGCACAATATACAACACTTTCTTCACAAGTAAGTGCTTTGCAATCATCTATATCAAACGTTCCATCTAACTGGGTAACAAAATCAGCAAATTACACTGCTGTTAATGGAGATAGAATTATGGTTCTTGCAGGCGGAATAACAATAACTCTTCCTACAAACCCAGGATTAGGATATACTGTAGAAGTTGTTGATGCTCTTGGAACTGCAGCTACAACACCATTTACAATTGCAAGAAATTCACAAAATATACAAAGATTAGCACAGGACTTAACTGTAAACCTCAGCGGTGCTTCAGTAAGACTTGTATTCGTAGACGCTACGAGAGGATGGGTTAAGGCATAATGGCAAATTTAAGCGATATAGTTGCTCCACAAACTTCATATATTACATCAAGCTCACTAGGAATTACAGCGGCATCATTAGGTGTAACAGCAGGACTTGAAAATGTTTATAGAGAGGTAACAGACGGATCTAGACTTCCTTATTCTGTCCCATCAATTTATTCAGTTAATCATAGAGGTAATGCCTTCATGAATAACTATACATGGGATAACTCAGATGACTGGACAAACTTTTATACATATTTAACAGGAACACAGCCATGGGATGCTGAAAGAGCATTTTGGCATGCACTTGGTGGATATCGTTCACAAAATGAAAATAGAAAGCAGTACTGGTCAGCAGCATATAAGCGTTTAGACTGGGGCACAATTAATATGTGCGGAACTTCAAGTTCACGTATGCATACATATCCAAGAACCACATGCTATGGTCCATTTGGATCTCGTGTTATGTTTATTAGAAACTTTCACCCAACAACTGCTAAAACAGTTTCTGTATGGGGATTAATTTCAACATATTGGTGCAGTGGTTATGATGGAGCGGGGCTTCAAGTTGGAAAGCCATCATATTCATCTGGAACAAAATACTCAACAGCTACTGGAATGAGCTGGACAAACTTAGCAACATACACAGGCGGTAGCCCAACAAATGCTGGTATTTCTGGATCATTTACATTAAACGCAGGAGAATCTTGTGTAGTATTATTATGTAATACATTCTATTTCTGGACAGATACTTCAAATAACTATCACTGGGCAGAAACAAATGCATTTTATAATATGCAAGGAACATGGAATGATAACTGGATCCAGCCAGATCTAAGATTAACATTTGCAGCTCTTGGATATAATGAAGTAAATAATGGTAACTATACATCAACAATTGACTCTTACAAAATTTGGAACAGAGCCGCACTATTTTATGGAGATAGATAATGAGCGAAATTAAAAGATATGCTAGATTTAGCAAAGATGCACATATTCAAATTGAGACAAGAACGTGGCATGAATTTCCAACTGATAATACAGAAGACGGCTCCGAATGGTTTGAAGTAGATGAGCATTTTCCAGATGGAAAGCATTTAATTTATAATGATGGTGCTCCTCGTGCAATGACACAAGAAGAGCATGATGCATGGTTAGCGGGAATTAATTTATCTGGTGCATTAAGTTCCACCAGAGTAAAAAGAAATCAATTGTTAAAACAATCTGATTGGGTAGAGACAGCCCCTATGTCTGAAGAAAAGAAAAATGCATGGAATGTTTATAGACAAGCTCTAAGAGACCTTCCAGAAAGCGTAGAAGATTATAATGTTGTGTTCCCTACGGAGCCTACCTTATAATGTTATTATGCTATACTATACAAAGAGGTGATCAATAATGCCAGATTATGCAAGTTTAACGGCCCAAGTAGATCTTTTTAAGACAAAGGTTTCTGCTCTAAGCAGCAACACCCTTGGAGCACAAGAATTAGTTTACCTAGCAAAAGCTATCGAAGCAATGGGTAATCTTTTAGGAGTAAACGACGTACTAGCTGCTACAAACACACAGCTTACACAAATCTCCACAGCAGTTACAGGAGCTGTAACAACAGTGTCTTCAGCAGGAAGTACACAAGTAGCAGCGGTTAATCAGGCTGGTGCAACCCAAGTAGCACAGGTTGCCAATGCTTTGAATAACTTTACAATTTATCAGAATATGGGAGTAATATAAAATGGCAACAACAGTTAGCTTACCAGCACGTTTTTATGCAGGTTCTGTTCCAGTAGTTGAGACTGCTGTATGGACTGTTCCAGCAGCTGAGACAGATGTTATCACATCAATCACAGTAATGAACAATACACTTAATGCACGTACATTTAACGTAAAGCTTGCAGAAGTGTTCTTAGCTTATAACCTAAGCATCCCGCCACAAACATTTATGACTCTTGATATTAAGCAGGTAATTAATACTGCTGAAATTATCAAGGTTACAGCTGATGCAGCGTCATCACTTACAATGTTTATCTCTGGCGTAAAAATAACAACATCTTGATTTAATTATTAATTAAAGGAGTAACAAAATGGCTGTATCAACAAGCGCACAATCCACGTACTTACCTGGACTTACAACAACTATTAAT